AAAGGCGCGACACCTACCTTGGCGTTAGGGCCTTTCTTTAGCAGGAGCATTCCCTTGAGATAGGTATTGTCGATGACAAGGTTACGAGCCTTCTCTACAGCAACGTGAGTGTTGTAAAGGTCACGGCCTGCTCCACGGCTGGACATCAGGTTACCAGACCCGATCTCTACGCTGAATAGCGCGAGACACTCAGACATCTTGTTGTAGCGATCAACCTGCGTGCAGATCTCCTCGCCTGACTTGTCGTCGAACAAGAATCGGCTTATCTTTCCATGTGGCTCTCTCACTAAGATCTCGCCTAGTTCTACATACTTTGCGTCATTTTCGTAGGATGCTCCGTAGCTTCCTTCGCGAATCCAGTCTTCATATCGGCGTGCATCGTCGTCTGCGTCGAGAGTACGACCAGCCGGAATAGCTGAGTTGATGCTCTTTACTAGGTTGTTGATATTCCATCCGGCAGCAGCAGACATCTCAGGTGTCTCAAGTACAGGTAGAAGCTCTGCGATCTGATAGCGGCGTTTGCGACCCCATATAGGGGTTTGATCGGTGACTTGTGGCGTTTCGATTGAGAAAAATGTGTAATCTTGACGCAGGAACTCAGGCTTCCAGTCGCGTAGGTCATCCCATGTCAGTCCACAGAATCCAAAGCAGGTGTTCTCATGCACCACCTGAGCTACCATATCGTCGAATCCCTTCCATCCACGAATGCACTTGGTAATCTCCTCACGGAAGATCTTGGTCTTGTTTTCAGCGTCTAGGCTATCAATTGGATACTCAGCGAAAGTAAGCGTAGGGGCGTTCTCCACCACCTGACGGAACGGCGGCTGGATGCGGCTGACCATCGTGCTGATGAATCCCGTAGGGCGATTGCTGCGCCAGCTCTGTCCCATGCTCTCCAGCTTCTTGTTCTGATAGGGAGGCTCGTTGTTCAGCTTCTTCTGGATGAGCTGATTCTTTTTATTTCGCTCCACGTTTTGCTGCTTCAGGCGGCGATAAGCAGCGTGGGCTTGAGTAGCGTCCTTAAATGTACGGCGTACCTGGAGCGTGTCCTTGTTTACCGTGTCGAGACTGCCATTGTCAGGATTAACTACATCCAGCTCTAGGATGCGAGGCTTGTCGTGAGCGTCTACAACGCGAGGAGCCTTGTTCGCAAATGTATCGGTAATCTTTGGAGGTAGTGGTTTGATGTTTGCCATATTATAGATTTAGCCAGCAATTCTCTGGAAGAGCGGTTGCCTTTTGTAGTTCATCCTTATCTAGGAAGATTGCGGTGCGATTGTCGTGACGTTGCAAAGCACAACCTCCCAGCACTGCGCTGGATGCAGTATCGCGACCCTGCCGGACACTTGCTGTTAGGCGTTCAGTTGCTGAGATACAGGATGAACATCCACCGCGCCAGTTCACGTTATTAGGGCAATTGCGACAGGTCTTTGCACGCTCCTCTGCCAGCTCATCAGTCACATACATGATGTTCTTATTGCTGTTCTGAAGATTCTTAGCCCATGTCTGGATGTCGTTAAGCAGCTCGCCGGACGGATTCACGCTATTAATTACGACCATATCAACTCCATGACAGAACTGAGGCCAGTTGCTACAGATGTAGCTATTCACATCTCCTTCTACGTCACCGATAGGAATGTGATTCTCTGCGCGGTAGGTCTCTACAACGTGCAATAGGTTATCATAACTATAGCCAGTTAGCTTCGCATCACTGTCAAAGTAATGCCAGCCACTGGGAGGAATCATGCCTATAATTGGTTTAGCCACAGACAGGTCGTATATTATCTGAATAGCCAAAGCAAGTATTAGTTATTTAACAAATTCAAAAAGGCACTTTGGACAAATGCACGTTTCTTTGGCTTTTGGGTCAGCTTTTAGCTCATTATTGACTGGTTCTTCCGGCGATCCGATGATTTCTGCCAGTTGTTCGGTAGTGAAGCCAATAACTGAGATGTCGTATTTGTTATCATTTAGTTCATCAATTTCGACAGAAAGCATATCAAAATTCCATCCGGCATTTAGTGCCAGTTGGTTGTCTGCTATCACATAAGCACGCTGCTGTGTCTCACTCAGGTGACTGAGTCTAATGCATGGAACCGTGTCGAGTCCCAGCTTCTTGGCTGCTAATACACGCCCGTGTCCGGCAATGATGTCATTGTCCTCATCTATCAAAACGGGATTGGTAAATCCAAACTCCTTAATACTGGCAGCGATTTGAGATACCTGAATGTCTGTGTGTGTCCGGCTGTTGCGCGCGTATGGCGTTAGTCTCTTAATGTCGATCTGTTCGATATGCATAATTAATGTAAAGTTCTTTATACATAACTAGTGTTATGTAAAGGAAAAGCCGATTTGCTATACACAACGTGTCGATGGCATCGACATATGATTAGAATGTGTCGATGAATTCCCCTTATGGGTGATTATTTCTGCGCGAGTTAATCAAGCCACGCTTCATCTTTTTATTATAATCTAAACAATCGTGAGCTTGATTAGGCTATACGCTTAAAATGCACGATACACTTGCTGAATGTATCGTTCATGATAAGTGTAGCGTTCACGCTACCATGAACGGAGATATGTCTGTGAACTACTACATGGTGTAATGGAACCACCTGTACCCTATTGGGTATAATCTGGTACACAATTCGGTATATTGTACCCTATAGGGATTATTATTGTTTCCGCTCGTAAACTTCTATTGAATGTGCGTGATCGGTAACATCTGACGGAAAAACCATACATTTTTTCTGACAAACTGAATAGAACGGACATCTTACTAGACCTTTATGGTAAACCACTTCCACCACTTTTGAATAGTAAGGTGGTTGCCTGTCCTTCTCAAACGGACAGATTATTGAAAATGTGTCCTTTGATAAAGCCAGCCTTTATCTTTAGGTGAAAACTTCGGTGTATCTATAAACGAGAAACTCCCTAGCCTCACCGTTACACCACACCGTATAAATCAGTCTTCAGAGAAGTCCATGAACTCCAGTTTGTCAACCAAGCTCTGCATCTCTCTCGACCTTGTCGGTTCTTTCTTAGGCTCCACCATCGTTGCCACACTTCCTCCACGTTGTCGCATTAGGTAGACCAGCATAGATAGGGAATCCAATTCATCCGGCGACTTGCTGCGAGTCCGCTTGCAGTACTCCGCCTTGCTTTCGACCCTGACCAGCCCCTTTCCTTTCTGCTTATAACGGCGAGCGGTTGCCTGCCGGATCAACTCCTCGTTCCTGAACGATGGCGAGATCTTCAGGTACTCAAACTCTAGGTACTTCGCCAGTCCGAATATCAGCTCAGTCACAACACCATTATATAGCTCGTTGGCCTTCTGGCTGTCGTCTCCAAGGATATGCGTCTCGCTAGCTGCCCATGAGTAATTGACTCCCATCACCTCTGTACCGAATAGGCTGCAAAGGCTGTCGTGGATTCCTGCGCCGTTACCAGTACGGTCTACGCATAACCAGTTGGCTGAGATCTTCATCGTCTTGGCAAATTTGATGATCGCCTGCGTCTGCTCCAGTGTCGCCTTCTTAGGGAATGGAATCTGTGAGTCGAGTTGCAGGACAGTGCGCGGTGTCTTGAATTCAATGAACTTGCCGGACATGGGTGTCCAGCCATCACAGAGGCCAAACCGACCGTAGGAACACATCACCTGATCGTTTCCTTCCAGTGCCAAATCGAACGCTGCCAGAGGCACGACAGGCCCGATGAAGCGCACTGTGCCGATAGCGTTGTCCATCATGGCTGGCGTGATGATACCCATCGCCATTCCTTCCTCTGGGAACCAGCCGCGCGCCATGGTCATCGCTTCAGCTGTCCGGCCCCTGCTCATGTATCCCATGAAGCCCTGATAGGTCTGGAGTCCGGCATAGACGATCCGCTTCTCGATCACGTTCTCGCATCTAGCTGCATCCAGACGCAACACCGTGTAACCTTCACGGCTCTCCCATTCAAAGTCGTCCTCGCAGTCGATAGATCCCCATCCGTTGACAGGCTCACACCGCTGACCGAATGCACTGGTACGATCCTTCGGGTTCGACGCGCCAAAGATCTTGATGTGTCCCTTGTGGCTGTCGGTATCGGATGTGGACAAGATGTTGTTGATACCTTCCCAAACTCCTGACGGGATCTCCTCCGCTTCATCCAGTACAACGTGCGTCCGGCTCAGTCGTCCCCAGATCGGATGCTCCTTACCAAAGCGCGGCACAGGGTGGAATCCACGCAGCGTACCATGACCTGACTCTCCCTTCGGGATGGCGACCAGATGGATGCCCTGCTTGCTGTCGTTCGTCACCTGAATGCTATTGGCTTTCTCCTCCTGATCGGTGATCGGCTTGACCAGCGCAGTCCTGTGGAACGTCTTGATGTTCGCGAAGATGTTTCGCTCTGCGTGTTCACGGGTGAGCGAGATGACCTTGATGCTGGTGTAGGCCGGATCTCTCCACCAATCCAAGTAGAACCATGCACCGCCAGAAAACGATTTGCCGCAGGCTCCAGCTCCCATAACCATTAACTGGTCATGCTCAAATAAGCATCTCCATGTGTCTCTTCCAAACCTCGGCCTCCAGTCGTAGACCGCACTACCCCAGAGGACGGTGGCTCCGGCCTCAAACTGATTATTGTCTAGCAGGTGCTGGACATACTGCCGGACGATTGATTCAGCTATCGGTACATTCAGCTCAGAGATCTGGATCTGATTGTTGATCGTGATCGTCTTGAGAATGTACTCGGCAGCGTACAGGATGCCCTTCTCCTCATCGCGATCTGCCGCCTCTCGGATGTTTAAGGCGTGCTGATGGAAAATCTTCTGACTTAATGGTGGCGTGATTCGATAGCCGGATTCATTCATAGCTGGTAATCGTTAACTAATCTGATAATCAATTGCAACCATGTATAACCAATACGATCAGCTCCAAAGTCATACATTTACTGAGGCGACTAAGCTGGCTGCTGCTGGTGAGGAATTCTCTCACCTGATCAGGTTGATGACACCAGAGTACGCGCTGCGTCTAAAGATCTTCGTGCAGCAGCTGCCGTATAACGTACAGGAGAAGATGATCTACGGACGCGCGCATGGAAAGCCACAAGCGCAGCCAGTTAAGGACAAAAAGCGGTAATTACTGCTGACCACTGCTGGTGTCAGGGCCAAGCGTATACTCAGCGCGGAGTACAGGCGCGCCAGCAAAGCGACCGAAAGGATAGACGAAGTTACCCAGAGCGTCAGAACGCTTACGCAGGCGTTTAACGGTGTTCTCATGGTCGCGGAACACTACGAAAGTCTTCGACACTGAGTAGCATGACCAGATGACGTTTGGCTCATTAGCAGCCTGAGTGTTGGTGGTAACGGTAGACTTGTTCGTCCCGTAGTTCAGGACGGGATTAGCAACCGTAGCGTAGAGATAACCAGATTGGAATTGAGCCATAATGCGGATTATTATCTCCAGCTATTAGTTATGTCAAGCGTCGAGCGATACGCTGTACTCGTTCATTATCTCGCACAGCTCTTCCAGATCCGCCTCAGTCGTCGATGTCGCGCCGTCATGGTGCAGTTTCCACAGGTACTGGTGCATCCTCCACGCGACCAGATACCAGTTCGTGCCGTCTGCTGCGTGCCGGAACTCTGCCTCTTCCTCTGGTAGATTGAATTCTAGTGTTGCTTTCATTGTATTTAACTTTGGTAACTTCAGATAACCTTCGTCATGAATAATTGATCTACACTGTTAATGGGCTGTTTCTGGACTAACATCAATGATTGGCCTAAGTTCATCTAACTGCTTCAGTTTATGCGGCCTGATCTCTGCCTCCAGATACGGCGTGAAGTCATCCTGCTGGCCTTCCGGCGGTGCAGGCAGCTGCTTTGTCTCAGGATTGATGCGCTCCCATTCTGCCTCCAGTGCTGCGTTCGGCTTCGTGTTCCTGCCTACCATGTTGAACTCCAGCTTCAGGGTAGGCCCTGCGCTCACCTGATGCTGCTCCGGCGCAAACTCTCCAGCGATCTTGCTATCCATCTGCAAGGCAGCTAGGCGGTCGAATATCGCGTCGATCTGTCCTCCGGCCTTCCTGATCACTTTGGTGGGGACTTGTCCTTCTATCATTCGGCGCAGCAGGTCACGCTTCTCTCCCAGTGCCATAGCATACTGGGTATCGACGAACTCTTTGATCTCAGCCACACGCGCTTTTACGTCCAGCTGATTGGCTAGCTTGCTGGCGTTGGTCTTAACAGATTCCGGCTTCTGGTCTGGGTAGCATTTTCGGAATGCCTCCACCTGGGTGAGTCCCTGAGTGAGCAGTCTTGCGAAGCGTTCGTGCGTTGGATTTTTAAGTGCGTTCATGATAGCTGTGTTGATTTCCTCTGATAACTAATACCAAAGTCCATTAGGTTCTAATGACCAGTTGTTAGATATGCAATGAAATAGGCTTGACATCGATGTTGGTAAACCCCCTTAAATATCCCCTGTTATTGCCTTCGCTGGTGCATTAGTTGACGAAGTATCCATTTTTAATGTTGATGAAGACACAGGTTTCCATC